TCATGCTCCCAAAACTGATTTGGGAGCATTCCCGCCATGCTTGCACGTTTGAGCAAATCGTAGATTATATCGGTGAAGTCCTTTTCAATGTTTTTCTTAACGTCCTCGAACTGCTCTCTTAGCGAACGACGCTCTTCGCCACGTCCGCCGCTGCCGCCGTTATCGCCTCGGTCATTGCCGCCGACATATCCAGCTTGTTTAAGGGCTCTCTCATATAGTCCTGAATGCTCTGCCCTTTCAGGTCTACACGACCGAAAAAACCCATACCGTAAGCGAAGTTCACCAGCTCGGTATAGATGTCCTCCATGTAAGTACCCTGCTCCATGAGCTTGTCAAACTCATCGAACACGGCCTGCTTGCTCTTAGGTTTGGGGTTTGCAAACGACATTACCACATCTGCAAAGAAATCCAAATCGCCCTGCTCGTAAGCGGTGAGGAACTTTACTTTGAGATTAGGAGCACCTATTTTCTGTTTGAGGTCGCAATAAGCCTTGCAGGAGGCTTTAAGTTCAAATTCACCGATATTCATGTTGTTCTCCTTTATACGGGGGTAGTTACGGTTTTGCCGTTGAACAGGTCAACATAGGAAGTCGTTTCGCCCTGGAATGCGATATACACGGAATCGCCGACAAGGTTGACGGAGAATGCGCCCGTTTGGGCGTTATTCGCCTGCTGTCCGCCCGCGTACATGGATACGACCTTGCCCTTGTAAAGAATACCGGTGCCGAGCTTGGTAGCATCGGAAGGGATTTCGTACTCTTCGTAAATCCAGATAACATCACCGACCAGAAGTCCCATCTTCGCCATATTGCCGGTCTCGGCGGTGAAGTCGGGGACGAAGGAATACTCAAACACGGGCATTTCCTGCTGACCGGCAAGGTTACGCACGAAATATTCAGATATAATGTTTACGGAAACCTCGGAGGGCGAACCGCCCTTATCGGGGGTCTGGGTAAGACCGGCTATCTCGGTCTTGTTTGCCATAGTGTAAGCGGTATCATAAAATACGCGCTGGCCTACGGAAGCCTGATACTGTGCCATATTTTCTCTCCTTTAGAACGTTTTTGTTTTCTTGAAATAGACTACGTTGACGTGCCATTTCCCGTTTGCGTCGCGGTACGGCTCTGTCGAGCGTGTCTTGATATAGTGTTTTTCCAGCATTGCGGCGTGGAGTTTGTCAGCCAAATCGAGAACGCCTGTAAATCCCTTGGTGCTTATGTAGGTCTCGCCCCACACACCACATCTTATTGAGGTGGCGGGAAGCGCTTCGCCCTCTAAGGATTTTACCGATGTCTCCTGTGTGATGTTCAATGTCACGATAGGATACCTTTCGGGGGTCTCGTCAGATTCCGGCTGAACCTCAACTTTAAGTTTTTTGTTAAGATACTTCTGAGCGTCCTTATAGATATTCGTCATAGCAGTTTCCTTATCTCGTCCGCCACGGACTGAACAACAAAATCCTTTGCCGCGTCAAAGGCGGGCTTCATATAGGGGTGAGGGTGTGCGCCATAAACCTTGTAGAACAGTCCCTTCTTGCTTAGGACGGTCTCAAAGTTGTACTTGCTCAGGTCTGCCATGCTCTCATGAACATACCACGGGATTTTTGCCGAAGAACCCAGCTCGTTATAAATACCCGTACCGTATTCCAGCGTCATAGCCTGCGGGATAGCTGCGGTATGCACCTTTCCCTTTACGGTTCCGGTTTTCTCATCGAAAATGGTAAACTCTATCGAATTTTTCAGTTCTCCCGAATCAACGCGAACCATAGAGATAGCTATATCCGCCATTTCCTTACCGCCGCTTTCTATGCCTTTTCGGATGGCGGACTGAATATCCGGCCTTTCAAACCTCTTTATGACTTTAACTTTGGCGTTAAACATACTTCTTTGCCGTATATGTCGAGAACCCACGGGCGGAATTGACGGATTCCACAATATAGCTCGGCGTTTCCTGCGGGTCGTTCAAGCAGATTCCGTCACCCTCGACTATCTGAACAGGCCCATCGGAGGGGTCTTTGCAGATTTTGATATATTCCTTGATACGTTCGCCGTACATGGCTATATCCTCTGCGCTTCCGGCAGAGTTAGCCACAAGTTTATACCGTCTGACTAAGGCCCACTCCGAAACAACAGTCTGCCCGTTTATCGTCTCCTTAATGGGGGCAAGCACATAAACGTCCTTCTTATCCTTCGCTCTCATATACCGCTCCTAACGGGTTCATTTTGCCTTTTAAAGCCAGTTTAAGATTCTCGGTAATATCTATATAGTTAGTGGACACTCCCGCCGCAGATTGGGAATTAAAGGCTTCTGCGCCCATCTTCCCTATCGCCTTTACCGCCGCGTCCTCTATATAGGGTTCTAACCACTTCGGAGGCTCCTTGTAGCGGGTAATGGCACACGCTACTGCGGTATACCGCTCCAAAAACATCAGGATAACGCCGTCCGGCGCACCCGTTTGAAGCTTTACGTTGTTTACCATTACCTCATTCATTTATTCCTCCTTCTTAGGGCGGCCCCGCCGCTTGGGTTCTTCTTCCTTAAACTCTCCGTCGTGTTCGTATCCCAGGGCGATAAGCTTTCTTATCGTCGCTTCGTTGGAAGTCTCAAAAAGGCCACGCACAAACTGTGCTATGGCCTTATCTTCCTTCACATCAAAGGGGATACTCGTTTTGTTCCCCTGATAGAATTTCATGGTTATTCAGTGGTGAGGTTGGTTATCTTGCCGTGGAGCCATTCAGGGCCGTAGTTCAGACCTACCTGTCCGAATATCTCGCCCTTCTTGCCCGCGCCGTTCTTAGCCAGTTCCTCAAAGAAGAAGTTGCCCTTGCCGGGGGTGGGCTGCTCTACAAGATGCACTACATCACGACGGAAAAGAAGTATCTGGTCTTTGGGCATGGCGCGGGAAAGGACTATGCCCACATCGCCGAAGTCGGTGATAAGGCGGGTCACGTTCACACCAGCCTCCATGCGGGAATCCGGCATCTGCATGGAACCCTCATACAGCGCGGAAATAGCCGCCTTCTGGAAGGAATTGCACATCAGTATCATACCGTTCACATCACCGCCGTTGTCGAAGATGGACTTGACCAGTGACTTTATCATAGCCTTGGTCAGCGCGGCAGCGGTAGAACCTGAGCCCTTCGCGTCTATGACGTTGGTGGTCAGCGCGGTAAGAATACCACGGGACTTGTTGACGGTAGCATCGGTGGTAGCGGCGTTGTACTCGCCCTGCAAGGAAGTGAACTCTATATCGTTGGCGATATTGAGCATCTGGCGGGAAATCTGCCAGTTCCACTCGTCGCCGGGGTTCGCCTGCTGACCGGCTATGTTGATACCGCTCATAGTACCCATGTTAGATTCCTTGGCATAGGAAATCTCGCAAGCCCTCTGGTATATCTGGGTCACGTTGGTGTGCTGGGTGCGGGTTATCTTCTTGGTGTCAGGCGCGGTCATGGATGCCTGCTCGGATATGGCAGGCTGGGAGGGAGTGTCAAGGGAATACTCCTGATCTACCGCGAACTGAACGTGATTGGTGTACTGAGGCTCCGCTATAAGGTTTATAAACGGGGTCTGGGTGTTGCTCTTGGTGTAGAGCAGGCCGGAATAGTTAGGTACTGCAAAACTCATTATAGGGGCGTTTGCCATGATATTTTCTCCTTTAAGTTAAGTCTATTTTTTTGGATTGCGCGAGGGTCATAAGCTGCACTTGCTTAAGCATATTGCCCGACTTGACAGCTTCCGCCCACTCCGCTTTGAGTTGAGCGGCTTCATTTGCCTCTGCCCCGGAAGCAGGGGGTGTGCCGCCGCCCAGAAGGTCAGTTTTCGCCTTCTGCTCCGCCGCAATCACCTTGGCGGACAGAAGCTTTACGATGGAGTTCGCAAAAGCCGTAGCCTTATCCGTCTCCGTGAATGTAGGCATTTCGGGAAAATCGTCCTCTTTCAGCCCTGCTCCGGCAAATATCTTGCCTATTTCAAGACTGCAAATCTTAGTCTTGTATTCGTTCTCCGCGTCCTTGGCGGCTTTTTCCGCTTCGGCTCTGCGCTGCTCGTCCGTCATTTCTTTCTCCTTATAGGATTTAAGGTTTCTCGACAGCTCGGCGGCCTCGGAGGCTTTTTTGTCGAATACATCTTTTTTTACATATCCTGTGTAATCAGGTGTAAATTCATAAGATGAATAAAGCGCAAGCTTTTCCTCGGCGGTCATATCTTCCCGATAGCCTTCCATTTTGGTAATGTCTATTTTCATTTTTTCTCCTTTGGGATTTATGTCTTCTCTGACAAAATGGGATTTATGCCTTCTCTGGCGTAAAATAGCACCGGCAATTAGGGTGTTTTGTCGGTATTTTGTCTATTGGATAAATTTTTCCGTTGCGTTCTTCACACTCTTTGCAGACTTTTTCATCGTTCTGTGTGTGCCACTTGATTTTTTTATAACCGTTGTCCTTAAAGGCCCTTATTACGGTCTTATCTTCAACGGTGATGGCGAATTGGTCTGTTTGCCATGTCACATAGTTCAATCCCCGCGTGAAATCCTGCTTTATAGGGGGATAATTGACGGTAGGGGGGTCTTTGCCGGAGTACTCGGCATCTGCGATTATGGATTCAGCCAATCTTGCCCCCTTTCGTTCCAGTTCTTTTGTGAAAACATATTTAACAACAGGGTCGTAATCGTCCAGAATACCTATTACCCACGCTTCGAGTATCCTATCCGGCCCGTTATGGTCTGCGTATGCTTTCTTGGCTATATCCAAGTACGCTTCTTCGGATAATCTCAGGATTTTTCTGTACAGAAGATTTATCTGGTCGATTACCTTTGTGTTGGAATCAATATAAAAGAGCGTTTCCTTAGTTTTCAGAAACGCCCTCGTTATTGTTTTTTTCAGGCTCTTCGCCCGTTCGTCCCCGTACTCGTACATTCATTGCCTCCGCTATTTCGTTTGCCTCCTGCTTATCCTGTTCAAGCTTCCGCTGATGAGCGGCCTCGGAATCCTCCACGAAAGACACCATATCAAGAATGTCCTTATCTGAAAGTAGCCCGGAGCCCTTGACTTGGGTCATAAATTGCGCCTCGTCCGTCATAGAGGAAGGAATATTCCTTGCGAACGCCACATCTAACACTTCCCAATTATAGTGGTTGGCGGTTCCCTCATTCATCAGCGCGGTTATCTTCTGCGCCCTGCCCTCCAGCAGACCTTTTTCAAAGTTACGTTCATACGCTATTATCGTGTTATCCATACCGTAGTTCTGGTATCTGACGGCCTGGATATTCTGATACACTTCGGCTATTTCAGTGGGGTTGGTCTGGCCTAAAGAGGCGTATATATCGCCAGTCAGAATGTCGAAGTACCCTTGAATGGATTGTATGTCAACATTCTTTATCAGCCATTCAACCTTATTATCCTCGCCCAGATATAAGGTCTTGAATTTGGACAGCCTTTCGTGGAATTCTTCTTCGTCCTCATCGGTTTCGGGCTGCATGTAGCCAATCATAAGAAGAATGGCCTCATCGTTATATTTAAACGTGTTGGAAACGTTGTTCAGAATGGCGTTTCTCGCGTGAACCAATGGAAGAACCTTTTCAAAATACCCTTCTCTGTTTGGCATGGGGTATTCTACAATGGGTATGCCGCAGGTCTTAAGCAGCGCCATTTCGGAAGCTGTGGCGGGTTCTTCCCGAACGTTGCCGTCAAATATATACTTTGTCCAGCGGTCGTCCGTAATCAGTTCATAGGTCTCATACTTCCGATTGTCCACGAGCGAAAAATATTCTTCTCGAATGATAAAAGCCGTGGGATTGCGGTCTATGGTCTGGTCGTGGAACAGCATTGCTTTTCTGGGATCCACGGGCTTGAACTTTGGAGCTATCAGGCCGTCCCTTTTAGAAGCGTATATCCGTTCGTATGCCGTGCCGCATATCAGTGCGGAAGTGGCAAGCCGCATATTCTCCTTGTCTTCGTGGTTCCGGCGCATTATCGCACGATAGCGGTTCAAATATGCGTCGTCCCTCGGATTCTTATCGGGCAAGTCCTCAAACTGCATCTTAGGCCGCCCGGCAACATCGGAAGTCTTTTTGACTACCGTATTCGTCTGAACGTAGTATTTGCACGGTGAGCCTATGAAGTACCCGGCGGCTATGTCTACCGCGTATTTAGGGATAGGGGAATATATACCATTCATACCGGCGCAGTCGTATTCCTTATACATATCGCACCTTTTCAGAATGGAATCCTCCAGCGCACAGCCGAATACGGTTCTTATGTTATCCCCGTTTATCCTGCGGGCTTCTTCCCGCGTTAAAATCATTTCTGTCACAGTATCCTACCTCCGCCGATAAGCTTAGTACCGGCAAATATATCATATCCCAGGGCATATGAAAGCGCGTCTATGCCGTGGTTGTCTGCGTCCTCCGGTATGTCTAACTTCTGTCCGGCGGAATCCGTTTTCCACCGATAAACCTTAAACTCTCCTATCAGGTTCACACATTTCTGGTCGATTATTATTTCATAGTCGTGCAACCAGTCTATTCTTCGGGTGATAGCGGACTTCGCCCCCTTGGCTTTGCCCTTCTTGCATTTGTCCGCATGGATACCCATCTCTTTAAGCTCTTTGATACGGTCAGGCTCCGCCGCGTCACAGTACACTACATGCCCCAGTGCCTTATTGTAGATCAGCTCCCCGTATTGGCGGGTAGTGACCTCGTTCACGAATAATTCATCAAACACATATATCTTGTGGTTATGCTTATCCAGTGAACACTTGACGAAAGCGCAGGGGTGATTATATCCGAAGTCGCTGCCGACACGGATATTCCTAAATTCCCTGCCGGACAGGTCTGCAATATTCCAGTGCTTTCCGCGCTCGAACACGGTAGAACCTAATCTGCCAAAATTCCCTAACGTATCTACCCATAATCTTTGCCCGGTGGATTGCTCCCTTTTCTGAATATCTTCCTCGGTGAGAAAACGGTTGTCGGCATAGGTCGTTTTCAAAATAAAAACATCTGATCCTTCGACCACACCTCTTGCGGTCTTGTCTTTCAGGGTCAGAGCTTTCAGTTCGTCTATTGACTTCACATCGGGGTGATGCCACAAGGGTTCAAAAAAGACCTTATAAAGCCAGTGCGTTTCAGGGAACGGGTTGAACGCCATTATTATCCTCTTGTTCGGCTGCGGTAGTCCTCTCAGCTTCGCGTCCTTATCAATACCTCTCAAACAGTTATCCAGAACCTCAAAAGCCTCATAGGAGGGACATTCATCGCCTTCTTCCATGAATATGTCGGTCAGTATACCCTTCTTTGGCTTCAATGACTTCAATCTCCGTGTTTCCTCTAACGCACCGAAGATTATCTGACGGCCATTATACAGGCAGGTAATGGTCATGGTAGACTTGTCAACGGAAAACTCGTCTGTAAGCCCCCATTCGTCTATTACAGAGATTATTTCATTAAAGCAAGAGGTTCTTAAGTCTACCTTGTAATAACGGCACACAAGCCAATTATGGCCGTTGTAGGTATCGGCTACTATCTCCCTTACAATGTGGTTCGATTTGCCGGAGCCGCGTCCGCCGAAAATGAGCTGCACTCTCGCTTTCTCATCGAGGGTGCAGGCATACACATCGTTGAAATCGTCCTTGAGGATAAGGCGCGGTTCACCGTTACGCAGCTTGAAGTAGTAGACCACATCGTTAGGGTCAACATTATACTTGGCACAAATTGTGTAAATGTCCATTTTGTGGGGGAGAAAAAATGTGCGGGGAGCTATATGTTTGGCGCGTTCCCCCTACAAAAACCACCCCCATGCCACCCCCTCCGATTATGCAGCATATACATACATTTTCGCGGTGTATAAACGGGGTTATTCAACAGCACTTTTGTATATATATACACAGTATGCAGGTACTAACCCCGTATTATACAACACTTTATACATTTTACTTTATAACTATTCGTTAAACTACACTTTAACGAATACTTGGGCCGGAAATATGCAGACTATGCAGACGCTATACATCACCGCCAGACCGTCCAAAACCGCCCCTAATCACTCTATCAGCGTCGGCCTGGGCGACCTCTACCCGCACCCCGTCAACGTCCCCGCAGCGGCTCAGAATAGCCAGAGCGGCGGCCGTAGAATCCCGTGCATAGGGGGCATTTAGGTTTTTTTGAAGCACACGTTGCGCACGTGCCCTCATGCGCTGGTAGAACTTATCATCTTGCGCGTTGCGCAGTGCGGTTTGCCTGTCCAGCTCCTCCGCAAACAGAGGGAACTCGTTGAACCACCGTGTTATATTGGATTTGTGCACCCCTACCTTTTGGGCTAACTCTGATTTGGTGTCTATATAATGGGTGCTGCCGTCCTCCTGCTCCTCACCCCATACCCATAACCGGATTGCTTTTTTTTGCTCCTCGGTGAGCTCTGGCCTCTGTCGTGGCTGGCCTCTATACTGATCTTTACTGCTTGCCATGCGTTACACCTCCTCAATCCGCAACGGTAATCTATTTATTGCGATAGTTTATCCCCCTTTATAGGGGGACTTTGACAATCTTTTCAATTTTTCTTTTTTTATTTTTTTCCGCCCCTTCGGGGTTCGGTCTAATACTCCATATTGATATTATAATAGGTATTTACCCCCGCAAACCCCCGCATCAAAAGTTTTTGCCTTATTATTTTAGTTTATTTATCTTTTCGGTTGACTTTTTAACCTGGCAGGTATATAATACAGACATAACAAGAGAGGAGCACACGACAATGATGACGAGGGACGAGAACGTGATAGTATACGGCACAGCTGCCGACGGCATCAGGGCATGGCGCGGGTTAGCGTGGCGCGATTACAACTGGGCTGGAGAAATAGTCAAGGAGTGCAAGGCGGGTAGCTGTGTGCCAGAGTTTGGGCATGATCACGATGACGAGATAGCGGCCACCATAGCCAACATGATTAGGCCCTATGATTGCGATATATATATACGATTCGGCGAGTTACCGCGGGGAGGGCGGTCTACTAACTGGGCCACCGGCGAGACGGAGGCCGGCATATCCGCCTATGATACCACGTATGACGGGATAACGGGTTGCTACAAATGTTACGGCGCACTGCAGGGGGCGGAGATCAACTACCTGATGCGCGGAGCGAATATATATTTTGTGACTGGTGATGTGGTCGGCACCGGGAGCGATGGGGAGCCGCTGCTGGCAAACGTTAAAATAATTGCCGAGGCGCATGCATCCGAGAATGGCTATAAGGCAGTATAACGCAGAGTGACGCCCGCAAGGGCGGTAATGCGGCAGGCCGGTCACAAGCCCGGCGGCAAAAAGGAGGATGCGAAACATGACAGACAACACGGTTAAGGCCCTGGGTCGGGCGTATGGTATAATGGCGGCGCAGCTCCCCGACATCATCGGGGCGCACTGCCGGGTGCAAACAGCTAATATGTGGCCCATCCGTGGGCTGGGTGAGGGCTTGCGGTATATGATTATTAACCGCAAGCTCACCCCGGAGGTCGATAGAGCCATACGGGACGCGCTGCAAGGCGCGGAGGATATAACCGAGGACGAGCACGCGCTGCCGCTCAACCAACAAGGCATGTGGGAGCTTGCCTATATGCAGGGCCGGTGCGCCCCCGTGCTCGGTGACGGCGAGTATTTGCGGGATCAGTTCAAGGCCCGTGGTCTGACGTTGGAGCAGGCCGCCGAAGCCTGTGAGGTAAGCAAGGCCGCAGTGCATTCGTGGTGCGCCGGGGTCAAACCGATACCCCACGCGCGGCGGGAACTGCTCGCGGCAAAGTTTGGGATAATGATATAAGAGGGCTATATCAGCCCTCTTTTTTCATGTCCGCATATATCAGATCGGTTATATAGGCGTTAATGCTCTTTCCTATTTTTTCCGCCCGTTGTTTTATTTTTTCTTTTTCTCCTGCTTTTACTGTGATGTCAAGTCGTTCATACATTTTCGCATTGTATTTTCTTTTTGCCCTCGTTGCTGATGTGCCCATGTTATCACCTCCGCAATAATTATATCATTTCTGGCATACTGCCGCAAGTATATCTTCCTAATTCTTTAAGGCTTTTACCTTAATATTTCAGTTGACTATATACTCACGTAAGTATATAATAGAGACATCGAAAGGGGAACCACCCCGAACAATGGAGGTACAAAATGATCGAAATAAAAAATATTCTCAACAGTCTGCGCGATAGTGTTTTATCTGGCGAGATCACACTTTATGAGGCGGCTGAAGAATTGAATGAAAGCGGATGGACAAATTTTATTGACGAGGAAAAAACCCGCAGTCTCCTCAAACTGTGAACAATGGAGGTTATAAAATGAAATACCACAAGATAAAGAATGTTGATAAGAGCGTATGCACCGCAGAACAGAAAATCGCGTATAATTTGGCATGGTATGAATGCTTTGGGGTAAGGGAGAACTTAACCGCCGATGATTGCGAAAACGTTATAGAGGGCTGCATGAAACACTGGAGCCGCGAGATTGCCAAATGCCCTAAATCCGCACGATATGATTCGGACGCTATTTTAGCATCGCTGAACGCCGGAATGAGAAACTATATCGCATCAGGTTTCCGCATCCCCTTCAGTTATGAGGCGGTCGGCGAAATGTTCCCCGCTACTATCTGAAATAAAAGTAGGACAATTATGGAGGAAACAATGAGAATAAGTGATTTACCATTCGGAAGCAACATCAAAATCCCCGAGCGCCGCGAGGATGGAACCTACGAGCTGGCGGGCTACACCCTCGGTTGCCTCAATAATTTTGACGTAGGCACCGCAGGGCTTATCCGCGAGGAGGTACACAGCTTGTGCCGGTTCGGCAACAGCGCGGAGTACGCCGGATCAAACCTGGACAAACGCATGACGGAAATATACAACAGCTACCCCGCCGAACTTAAAGAGCTGATTATCCCCAGCACGATTCCGTTATATAACGGCAACGGCGCCGAGGATATAACCCGCAAGGTGTTTGCCCCCACGTTGACCATGGTAGGCTGCGGCGACAACCACGGCGTAGAAGAAGGTTTCACATGGCCTATATTTACCGATCAGAATAGCCGAATAAAGACCTTTAACGGCTTTGAAAGCAATTGGTGGCTTTCCTCGCAGTACTCCTCTGACGATGACTGGTTCGTCCGCACGGACGGCTCCGCCAAAAACATTCGCTCGTATATTGATTTCGGAGTTGTCCCCGCTTTTGTAATCCCCCAATCGGTACAGATTGACGACACACCGGACAAGGACGGCAGCTACAGATTGACGGTGCTGAATTCCGGCAAATATCTGTACGGGGCCGAGCTGTCAAAGGCGATTCGGGAGGAGCTGAAGCGTCAGGGCATTAAGGGCGTAACGGTGAGCTGTAAGACCTACTCCGGCGGGCAGTCCGTAAGAGTTAGGGTCAACGCTACCGCGACCGACTTCGTGAGCCGTGACGAATACATTAATAATTATAGCTGTAACGATATAGGTTACTGGCTTTATACTGAGGACGGCGAACAGATACACCGTGAAAAATGGTTTGCATTAGACGGAGACGAGCAGCAGCGCACGCTCCGCAGCCATGCCGCCCGCGAGTATGATTTTTACATCTCCGGCAGTCACGACATTAACCATTACAAGATTGAGAACAGTAAAATCTATACTGAGGCGTTTCGCGCTAAACTGAGCCGGATTAACGCTGTGCTGGATACATTCCACTACGATGACAGTAACAGCATGGTTGATTATTTCGACACTAATTTTTACCGCAATATAACGGTTGTGGCGGCGTAAAGCCGCCCCCGCCGTATGATTTTAAGGAGGTACAATATGAAAAACTTCTATATCGCGTTTTCTGCGCAGCAGAACGGGAAGTATTGGGCAGGGACTATGACAGTCAGCAGCGATGATAACATCATGAACATCTCGCGGAGGATCGCCGGAATGCAGGCCGCTAACCTCTGCGCAACAAGAAAAGCCGCTAAAGAGCTGGCGGATTGTTGGAATGAGTGCTTCAGACGTAACGGGACGAGCATTTACACGGAGGGCATAGCATGATGCGTTATCAGGTTATTATATGGACAAGGGGCGAGGGGCACGACGAGCGGCGGGAGTTTAGTACCCTCGCCCAAGCTCGCGCCGCCGCCCGTATCTACCGCCGAGAATGTGACGGCGTGGGGATATATGATTTCCGGCTTGGGGTCGTGCGGGAGACCTTAGGACGGTTTCCCGATATATGATTGCATGATTTTCACATTCTGCATGATTCTTTCATCAGGGCCGTACATCAACGCATGATTTGCCGCTTCCAGAGCGTCCCTATAGCGGCCTACGTTACAATAGGCTATGGACAGCATATCAAACGGCAGCGGCCCCCACGGGTCAGGCTCACAAATGTATGATAGCGGCCTTTCCCGTATGTTTACGCATGATTCACCGTACCAAATGCATGATTTCCAGTTTTTGGCATGATACATGATTTTCATCATTTCAAACCACGCTTCGCGGTATTCGGGAGCCTCGATTATAGCCCTCTGTAGCCACGCCTCAGCTTCTAATTGTTTCCCCTGTATGATTTTACACCGGGCAATGAAACGCATACTGGCGGCCCGCTCAGGCGGCCACACGGCACTTCTAAGGGCAAGATGTTTCTCCAGCGCTTCAATGGCCTTGCCGTATTCCCGATGGAACATATATTCGCGGCCTAAGTAATGCATGTTTCGGTCGTTCTCCGGCTCTTCCATAACCGCCAGTTCCAGAAGCGGCAGGTAATTGCTGCGGCTTTTCTTCTCATCGGGCCAATGGTCAACCCTCAGCGGCAAATCGCAGTATGATTCTTCGCCGTATGATTTCAGCACTTCGTGAACGGGATTCTTCCAGTAGTATGATTTTGTATGAATTTTATCGGCGTTGAATGATACTCCGTCCCTGCCGTATGATTCATGGCTCCAAACATATAAATACCTTCCCCGCGTCCCGTGAAAGTTTTTCCGTATGATTTCCGCCCAGCCGGGCTGTATGATTTCGTCCAGGTCGAGGCATACCAACACGTCCGCATCTTCCGGTATGATTTTCAATGATTCATTTCGCGCTACATCAAATCTCCACGGCTGTATGATTTTGGTTTTTACGATGCAGTTGTATGATTTCAGCTTATCAACGGTTTTGTCTGCGCTCCCCGTATCGAGAACGCAGACATAATCAGCCTCTTTTGCCGTCTCATACCACCTGTCAACGAATTTTTCTTCGTCCTTAGCTATGGCATATACAGCTATTTTCATTTTCTCCCCTCAAAAAACAGTTGATGAAATAAATCTGCCCTTTCCCCGTTACTTTCGGGGTGCGTGTTATTCTGGTGCTTCCGTCAGGGTTGGCTATAACCGTTTCCTTTATCTCAAAATATCCGGCTTCCATAGCCTTTTGGGTGGGCATATTCCAGTTTTCGCCCTTCTTGCATAACCAGCCGTTATCCCTCAACCATGTGAACATTCTGTTAGCCCCTATAGGCTTCCCGTTCTGGCGTATCATCTTAGCAAGCTGTCCCACTAAGCAACTATCGTGTGAGGCTTGCACGGCCTCCGCAAACAGCACTTTGGGGGCGTTGTGTTCTACTGTCGCTTCAAGCTCCTTCCGCCGCTCCTGCTCTTGTTTAAGGGCTGAAAACACCTTTATGGCGTTGGCGGGGTCGGCTATCATCTGTTCTATCGTGGTCGGTGTGGCGTACATACCATGTTTACGGATAGAGGGTATAACCTCATGCGTTACCCACCGCTTGAAGGCTTTTGCCTCCGGCTTGCGGGAGCCGAGCACAAGGGCATATAATCCCGGCTCATTTACTATGGTTACTTCCTGCGTCCCTCCGGGGGTGTCGGTTAAAGCTACACCCTTTTCATCCTGTTCAAGGCGTGTTAATGCATCACGGTTATTTGCGATTTCCAACGCCCGGCACACATCAGCCGCCACAAACCACGGTTCGCCATCCTTAATAGTAGTCCTTATCTCTCCAAACTGGTTGTTGTTAAATATCTGTAATTCGTTCATTGTAACTCCTTTCATCACCTGTAATTTGGTCTATTAGCGCGTTTAGAACGTTTATGTTTTTGTAGATTATAGCAAAGGCCCCATTGCTCATTATCGAATAATTTGAGACATACTCCGATACCAAGAAATTATCCGTGTAGTCAAATACCGCTTGATTTACTGACGACTGTATATCCCTTGCCAATTCTAAGTCCATTGTTACTTTCTCCAATGCGCTGATTATTCGGGCTTTTTCCATATAGTAAACCTCCATTTCCTTGACCGCAGGAGGCAGACATGATACAATTTATCTGCCTGATGTGGCACGTGAGGTTAGCGACAAATCTTGTCCCTTGTCATCGGCGCTAACCTCGTCTTTTTAGTTTTGGAGTGCTGCTTCTATGGCCTGCCGTATAAACTCATTTCGCGTTATTCCTCTTTCCCTGCAATATGCTTGCACTTGCTCATTTGTTTTCTCTGTAAGACGAATACTAAACTTAACGTTTAACGGCTCCTCCACGGGCGGCCTTCCTACTTTGGGTTGGGACTTCATTCTTTCCCCCTTTCTTTTTGTCCCTCGTCAATTACAGTATATTCATGAGGGACAAAAAATCAATATATACATCTATTGTTTTTCCTTATACCGCCTTTCCATGTTGTAAAAGCCTGAATCAAGCATAATTCAGCACCGTCAATCTGTAACTGCCGTCATTATCCGGTGTGTCGTCAATCTGCACCGATTGGAGGATTATAAAAGCGGGGACAACCCCATTCGAGTACGAAGGGTTGCCGTAGTAGTTGGCGGAGCCGTCCGTGAAGACGTACCACGCGTTGTCAGAGGAGTACCGCGAAGAAAGCCACCAGTAGGCTGCCGAGCCGTTAAAGGTCTTTTTGCGGCTATTTCTTCCAGTAAATATAGGCCATGCTAAACCTTCTTCTATTCCTTCATTATCACCGTAGCCTACCATGGTCAACGTGGGGGCAAACACCTTGCGGGTTATATCCTCGGCGCCGTTGCCGTTATATAACGGAATCGTGCTGGGGATAATCAGCTCTTTAAGTTCGGCGGGGTAGCTGTTGTATATTTCCGTCATGCGTTTGTCCAGGTTTGATCCGGCGTACTCCGCGCTGTTGCCGAACCGGCACAAGCTGTGTACCTCCTCGCGGATAAGCCCTGCGGTGCCTACGTCAAAATTATTGAGGCAACCGAGGGTGTAGCCCGCCAGCTCGTAGGTTCCATCCTCGCGGCGCTCGGGGATTTTGATGTTGCTTCCGAATGGTAAATCACTTATTCTCATTGTTTCCTCCTATTCCGGTATGTCTATGTATTTCATCATTCTGTCTATCGCACGTTCTTCAAGGTGCTCTATTGCCTTGGGGGATTTATCCATTTTTACACCTACCCTGGTATTAGATGGCATATCCCGCGAATAGAAATGTTCGTAAAAGTTATATTTCAACTCGATTACCCTTCTCTGGTTCGCGGGGAACTCATCTAATGCAGCATCTATAAACGCCACGAATGACATATCATCGTTTATTTTTTCCAGCATTTCGGCCATTTGCAGATTATACCGCTCCTTTGCCGCCATGAGCTTTATAGCGCTCCGGGCAGTCGGGTCGGTAATGTCGCTGCCGTGCGGCATACCCGATAAAACCTGTGGGCGAATATCCGCTACCGCTTCCATTCTCTCTTTGATACTGGCTATTTTTTTATCTATTTCTTTCGCGTTTCTCTTGGCTTTCCCCCAACGAACAAGCAACCGCCTGATGTATGCCCGTTGTTCGCGTTTCGTCATTGGTTCCTCCTTAACAATTCATCTGCCGTTATGTTAAAATAATCTGCCAACCATATGATTCTGCTCGCGGTCGGCTCCATGCCGTCCATCTCATAGTGATAAATGGTCGCCGCGCTTATGCCGGTTTCGCGCTCCATCGCAGCCCGCGACTTGCCCTTCTTTTCTCTGTACATTCGTATCCTCTGCCCTATCGTCATGTTTCCTCCATACGCCGCAATGGCAGTTAGTTTCCTGACCTTCTCTGAACTCCTTGCAGATACATCTGCTTTCCTCATCCTTGATTATCGCGCAGGGGCAGTATCCGTCCCCGCGCCGTATACACTCCCTTATATCAGGCCGCAGTAATTCATAGCTCATTCCGCACCCTCCCATATCAGCGGCTTCCCCTCTGCGTCTACCATTACACATACGCCGCACTTCTTTAGTTGTAGGTATTGCACCCCTGTTAGAGTGTCAACATATATGTTATACGATAGACCCATTTCCAGTGATTGGAACCTATAAATACCAGCTTCAGCCTTTCCGCATCTGCACAGGGCGACGGTCAGCAGGGTTAATATTGTTATTGCTATTACTCGTTTCATTTTTCCTCCTTCGGCGGTTCTGGCAATGGCATCCAATGGGTAACTTGTGGCTTTTTGAGATAGCTCCATCCCCACAATAGCCAGCTACTTGCTTGTGTTGTAATTCCGGTTAGCCACGACGTTTCACTTTCAACCCTTTTGTATTCTCCTACATACACTAAGTGTTCTCCCCATCCATGGGATATCACAAGTACTTGCTGCCCCTCTTCTGGCAACCTATCTTTGACGCTAATCCAGTTCATTGGTTTCCTCCTTATCCATTTTCGCCCCGCAGTTGGGGCAGTAGTTTTCTCCAGTAGGATTGAGCCCTACCGAATAACCGCATACAGAGCAAGTCCATTCATGGAATGTCCGTCCCCAATCATCGTTTTCTATTTCTGAGTGTATCCACTTCCCATACCGCACCGGCTCCACGTCTGTGCGGGGTTCTGTGATCTCGAATTCCTCTGCAAGCCAATTAAACACATTATCAAGGCAGTATGAGCCAAACCCAATGTGGCATTCTCCGTCCGCTGGGTTAAAGTACCAGATGTTGTAACACGGCTTTTCAGGTATTCCTTCCACGACAATTCTGGCGAATGGTGTTTTTATCTTGTGTTTGCACTCATCCGCACTCGCTGCCTCCCGGCTGATGTAGTTACTCATTTTATTCCTCCGGTTCACTTGTACTATCGCAAATATTCAGAATCTGTTGGAGCAATTCAATCTGCCCGTTTCTGTGACCATAGCGATACCCGGTTGTATACGTTTCGGCCGTGTCTCCACTGTTCTTGTCTTTTTCAGCAACGAGCGACTGATACTTGGCTCTCAAATCTTCAAGTTCCGTTGTATCCATAACCAAAGCAACATCGTCTGCAACCCTGTTAATGGCATTTTCTATCTCTTGATATTCCGAGGGATATAACTCCACTGCATCGCAAGCAGCTTCTATCGCCTCGCTTTTGGTTATATATTCTTTACTCATCGTTTCTCCGTCCTTTCTGCATTCAGCCAGTTTTCCAGCATTTTCCGGCATTCGCTGGGATACAATTCGCCGAGTATTTTCGCCATTTCTATGCATTCATCAACCACCGGGCATAGCGAGCAATTCATTCTTTTGACAAGTTTAGCCGCCAGCCATTCAGCGGATTGAGTCTTTAAGTATTCAAGGTTGGTCATTTTTTCCTCACTTCCCGCGTATGCTCGCCCTCATTTTAAGATTTTCATCTTCGGCTATTTCTACCGCCCATTCAAGGGCGGCTACAATAGCGCCTTTTTCGCTTAATTCTTCCCACGGGCGATTATGTTGTTCCGCCCATTTTAGCCGCCTTCGTGCCGCCTCTAACTGTTCTCGCAGTATGTTACAGCGCGTCTCCGGCCACATTATCGCGGTGTATTTCACTGGTTCCATCTCCCCTCCGCTCACCTTGAGCACAGTAAAACATTTCATCAACGTCATTTTGATCGTCATTAAACCACGGCTGATCGCAGATACCCCAATCCGGCGCACTGCCATCAGTCAGCTCCACTTGGCAAGGATGATAATGTACGCAGTTTTCACACCGCACCACTTCGACAACATCGGCAGCAGGTGCAGTTACAATCAATTCCCTCGCTCTACCCGGTGAACCAACATGCTCAGCATCATATCGTGCAAGCAACGCCTCACGCTCTATGTACTCTTTAGCCATTATCAGTCCTCGTTGCCTCCTTTCAGCATCAGTTCTGCCAAATCACACGCCGCCAGATATGTCTTCTCGTGGATTGTTCCCGCATGTGCTTTTTTAACCCACCCCTTAAATGCCGCCATATCCAAAAACCAACACCCGGCGCGGACAAACATATTGCCGTTTTCGTCTATGTAAAAATAGGCTTTTCGGTTGGTGTTGTCTATCCTATCCACAGCGACATAGTGACCATTTTTCACGTTACCGTTTTCGTAGTTGCAACCCTCACCAAAGTTACAACACTCCCCAAAGGTACACCAGTCACCAAAGCTGCACCCCTCGCCAAAGGTGCTCCCTTCGCCAAAGCCGCACAACTCACCAAAGCGGCATTCCTTGCCAAATTCGCAACCCGTGCCAAAGTAGCAATATGCACCAAAGCTACACTCATCACCAAAGTAGCACCCATCACCAAAACGGCAATGCTCAATAAAGCGGCACTGCGCACCAAAGAGGCAATGCCTATCAAAGACGCAACTCTCCCCAAAGTCTTTTATGGCGATATAATCCCCAGCAGGGCATATCTTACGACCAAACTTATCTACTTCAAAGTTGTCAAAATCCGCTTGCGTGTACTTTTTCATTGCTCTTTTCTTTCTTGTCTGTTTCCATTAAATCAAACAATCTGCCGCCGTTATCCTGTAACACCTGATAAATACCCTTTGCAAACATTTCTATAACCGCTTCTTCATTCTCAATCTCCAACCCTGCGTGCTGTTGGACACCATGTAGAATCTCATGTAATAGAGTTTGACATCGTTTTTGATGTCCGATTCCGTCTGTGGCCGATAGCTCAATCTTGCAGTTGTCATAATCAATTTGTCCATATGCAAGTTGGTTTCCATGCCGTAGATTTTCTACGTAAGAAATAGCATACTCCACGCCACCAATGCGTACGCTCTCAGGTATTTTCACTGCTCATTTCCCCCTCCGCTTCCGGACATGTCATTCGTCCCTCCAGCACCCCACAACAAGGTTGCTTACTCCCTGTATGGGTAAATCCTTTAATATCTGCCGCAGTCGGCAATTATGTTTCGCGCCGTCACAGGTAAAGCACTCGGTTTTGGTTGCGTACTCTGCAAGATCGGCCAGATCGTCATAGCTCATCACCCAGTAATTTTTACTCCGTCCGGCGGGGCTTTTAATGCCTATCTGTATGTCGGTCAAATCCAACTGCTTTTTCAGCGTGATAAGCTGCTCAACAGGTATCGTGTCTATCAGCGCAGTATTGATTTTCTCAATATTGCTCTGCGCCAATCGGAAATTTCGCCAGCCGTTAGGAATACGGTCTACCAGCCGATGATACTTTTCTTCGTACACCTTTAAGATATTTTCAACGGCGTACAGAGAAGCAAATAATTCTTTTCCTTCTGCGTTTATCCTTGTTCTTTCCATATCCGCCCCTCTACTCTGCCTAATTTATAGGCTTTCCAGTCGTCCCAATCCCCGAATATTGTCTGCATCTGCCACAGCATAATTTCCACGTCCGCGCACTCTTCGAGGATTTTCTTTCTGCTGCCTTGGCCGTTTACCCACTTACTAAGTTCAACGGCAAGCTCGTTCAGCTCCTCAACGGCTTTAATGGCTTGATGCTTTGCACCGTAATGGTCTACTATTTCGCTGTACTTCATCGTTGCTCCTGAATAATTCGTCCGCTTCGTGAATAAGTAACTGCTTACCGTCAACCTTTGCCCTTAAAAGTGCGCCCTGCATCGTCATTCGGGTGTAGTATTTCTTCGCCGCTTTGAGAGTGGTAAAGGTCTTTCGATAATTCTCTTTTCCATCGTGGATTTCGTAAAACTCATACGCTTGCAGTTTCATAAATCCCCCTCTTGATTCTTTTTCGTACCGTAACCTCTGATATTCCGGCCTTCTCAGCCATTTCCCTTACCGTCAACTTTTCTTCGCCTTGCTGTACATAAACCCTGCAACCTGTCTCGTCCTTTTTTCCATACGCCAGGTATAACGGGCACTCCTTGACGTGGTAGCTTCCACCATCCCAGCCGCTGTTATCGTGACAGTTTATCGTTGTCGGTCTTGCGTTCCAGCCTTTAACGGGCATCCCATCTTGGCGGCTCCAACTGCACCCTAAACCGGGTTTATTTGTCGCTCTCAGGCACGTCCAACATAGCGTTTGCTTCATACAACCTCAAAAAATCCTCCGCTTGCATAGTTACTAACCACTTTTCGCGGCTCCTTCGGTGGAACACCGCCGGTATAAGCTCCGGCTTTGCGTCGCGCTTCGCCTGCGCCATCCATTCATGGATTTTTGTCGTCTCGCAGCGTTTGCACTCAACGTGAAAACCAGGTAAACCTATCACGTCCGATGCGTCCCCCGTTTGTCCGCAGTATTGGGAAGTCCGCCGGGCATTGAACCCGTATTCCCTGAACAGGGCGGCAAGCTCCCGTTCTCCGGCTTTGCCTTTTTCTCTCTGCGCCTTACTCATCCCAGTGTATATCCCAGCCGTTACCGTTGTCGGTGAAGGTCAACACGGTAACGCCATTAACACTTACAACGGCTTTTCCGTCCTTCATGTTGTCCATCACGCTCTGGAATATGGTTTGTGTTATCCACTTTGCGAGTTCTTCTGTCATAGTTCCTCCCATTCCACAATTTCATCCTCGTACAGAAAATACTTTCCGTACCATTTCACGCTTAGTTCCCCGGTTCGCCCGTTTCGGTTCTTCGCCACGATGATGCTCGCGTTCTCGCTTTGCGGGTCGGGTCGGTGAAGGAGTAATACCTCGTCCGCGTCCTGCTCTATGGCTCCTGATTCCCGCAAGTCCGATAGTCTCGGCCTTCCATCGTTCCGGCCTTCTATCGCCCTGTTGAGCTGGCACAGAAGAACGACAGGGACATTCAGCTCCTTCGCCAGAAGCTTTATTTTTCGGCTTATGTCGGATACCTCGTTTTCCCGCGTGCGGTTCCTCAGGCTGGATTGTATTAGCCCTAAATAGTCAATCGCAATCAGGTCTAATTCCCGTTCCTGTTGCTTTATCGCGTAGCATTGTGACCTTATTGCCTCCACGGTATAGGCGTTATCCGACAGATACAACCTTGTCGCGCTCAGTTTATTTACGGCGTTCTGTATCCTGTCAACCGCTTCCTGACCGCCGCTGAACATTTCATCACGGCTGCACTTCGCATAGCTGATGATTGCCCTTTGAAGCACGTCCTCCCTCGGCATTTCCAGCGAAAACACCGCTACCGTCCTGTCGAACAAAGCCATATTAACGGCTATATTCATGGCAAGTGAGGTCTTGCCTACTGACGGTCTGGCTCCGATGATGGTTAAATGCCCTCTTTTCAACCCGCCTAACGTCTGGTCGAGAACCTGAAACCCCGTTGTAAGCCCCTCAGCGCCGTTTATAAGCCCATATAGGGCCGCGTCAAAGTCTTTCCCTACCCTGCTTACTTTACGCCCTCCACGCGCCCGTACAGCGTCTATAACGCCCTGCATACGGTCAAGGTATCCCTCGTCCTTTCCCGATTTCATGTCCTTGACCACTTCCCGCAGTCCCGAAATGGCGTGTCGCTTCCTGGATTCCTCCAGCACCACCTTGATGTGATAATCCACATTTGCTGCTGATACAGTGCCGGTCACTATTTCCGTGATGTACTGTATCCCTCCGGCCCTGCCGCCCAGCTTGTCAGCTACCGTTACGGGGTCTACCGGCTCGTTTGCGTTGAAAAGGGCAAAGATAGCGGAAAATATCTCTTGGTGTTCCGGCCTCTCAAAATCGTCAGGTCTCAATTCCCCGCATATTCTCTCTAAAGCCTCACGACTGAGAAGCGCAGAACCTAAAACAGCTTTTTCGGCAAGCACAGTTTTTCGTAGACTGGATTATCCCATGATGAAGCGCAGGGGACTTCATCCTCCCAACGCCTTTGGTTCAAAAACGTTGCCGGATGAGGGATATATTGCCCATTGTCTTTTTTCCATTGTGGAGAAGCAGCATAGTCTTTTACTGCCGTTACGATCTTCTCCTGCAATTCCTTTGGCGGGTTCAGTTTCTTCCATGCTTTCACAGCGGTTTCTTTCGCGGTGTGACGTGGATACACTTTCCAGAAAACATCAAAGCCATCACAAGGGGGTATGGGGGTTATCCCTTTATTGTCTTCTGTCTTATGTCTTCTGTCTTCTGTCTTATGTCTTATGTCTTTAGTAGGCTTAGCTTTGCTTTCGCTTGCTTCATTTTGCTTAGCTTTGCTTTCGCTTGCTTCTGCTGGTTTTCCGCCTTTCGCGCCGTTTTCCGACCTAATAGCGGATATTTCAGCCTCTCGGTCTATTATTGCCTTGAATATCGGAAACACAAGGCTCTCTCTTCCTCCGTCTTCAGGTATCAGGCCTGACCGCGCATATTCCAGTATGGCGATAAATAGCCTGCCTTTTTCAGCATCAGAAAGAGCGGATGTTTGCTCTATCCAGTCGTAATAGGCCTTGACGTAGCGTTTTGCCATTTTTACCCCCTTATTCGTTCGTTCAGCACGTCCCTTAACCTTCTCATGTCATCCGGCGCGAAAGAAATTGATTTTTTAATCCGATTCTCCCGTTTGTCCCATAGCCCTAACACATAAAAGGGCTTGTAGGTGTCCGGGTATGCCATAAGGTAGAGTTCTATCGACCAGCCCTCACCCTCGCCTATCGTGGCAAGGCGGCTTTCTGTTACGTACTCCATGACTAAAAGGGTAAAGGCTCGTCGTCTATTTCGGTAAACCCTGCCAGAGTGTCCGTTTTCTCTCTCGGCGTGAGAAATTCAACGTTTTCCGCTTTGATTTCGGTTATGTACCGCTTGTTCCCATCCTTATCCTCATAGCTCCTGTTCTGTATCTCACCTTCTATGAGGACTTTACGGCCCTTTGAAAGGTACTTCCCGCACAACTCGCCCAACTGCCGCCACACTACTATATTGAGATAGTCAACAGGGGGTTTACCGTCAGTGCCCTTGTATCTGCGCTGCACCGCTACCGTAAAGGTGCATACGCTTGTTCCGCTTGTGGTCGTCCTTAGTTCTGGGTCTTTCGTCAGGTTTCCGGTCAAAATTGCTTTATTCATTTTTCCACTTCCTATACGTTAGTTTTTCTTCGTTCCAATCGGGATACTTTGCCATGAGATACGCTCTCAGCTTTTTTCTAAGCTCCGGCCTCCTTTCCGAATTATCATAGTCCCTATGGCACTCAGAACACAGCGTAACGATGTTTTGTTCTATCCCCTTACCGTTATGGCTTCGCGGGATAAAATGCGCCACAGGGCTTCCTACACGCCCACAGAGGACGCATAACTGATGATCTCTTTCCCATACCCGCGCTTTGACCTTCGGGGGTATCTCACACGCCTTGGTTCGCTTGCTTTTCATTTCGTGTTCCCCCATTCTCTGGATAGCTGCCCTTCGAGTATCCTTATCTTTAGCTTCTGCGCGTTTATCGCTTCCACCGCCGAATCATATAGGCTCTCGGCTATGTCTCGTTCCATTCTCAGCTTGGCTATATCTTCTTCGCCCTTGGCAATGTCCAGAAGGTGTGTTACCGGCTGCCCCTCGGCGCGGAGGACGGTAAGCCTTTTAGATAGCGCCATTCTGTACTCGCGCTCCGTTTCGGCCTTTTTCCGTCCTCGCGGCTTAAGCTCCTGCACCGCCCTGTCAAGTAGGGCTTGCTCTGTCATTATTTCGTCCCACAGCTCCATTTAAGCCCCCTTTGCGTTCAGCTTGTCGAGCGTGGTGCTTAACTGCTCCCGCGTCATATTCCACACGTCCACACCGTAGTTCTTTTTCGCCGCTTTATTGGCTAAGTCCACGCTCCCCTTACACAGGGCTATAACTTCTTCCTGCATGGCCTTTATCTCAGGGTCGGAGGAAAAGTTGTCGTACACGTTGGGCTTGAATTTCGGCTCGTCCTCCGGTAAATCCTCTCCGGCGTAAAGGTACAGCCCCAGGCCGTGACGGGCGATTGCCTTTGTGATTGACCTCTGTATGGCCTTGTTAATGTCTGTTGACGTTACCTTTTCAAGGGGTATGCTATGGTTCTTGTAGTCCATGACCGGCAATTCCTCAATGTGTTCTATGCCGTTTACGGTTACTCCGGTCTTAACCCAACAGGTTTTTCCGTCCGTGAAGTAATTCCAATCGTCTTTATTGTGGTAGATGGTAGATATGGCGTCGGGGTGGAGCTTCTTTAATTCTCCCCACGCATACGCCCACGAGAGATAATCCAGCCCGTTCTTCTTCTCCACCTTGTCCTTGACGTTGACGGAATTAAGTTCTGAAAAATAGTTCTCCATGCTCCCCTCACTTTATCTGCAAATTCTGCTTTACAACGATTTCCGCGCCCTCTGCCGTCCCGCCGGATTTCAGAAGCTCCTTTATCGCCGTTTTGTTAGGCACGGGGGGCTTATAGGTCAGAAGCTCGTCATGCCCCTGCGCCGCCCACTTTATAAAGGCTTCCTCGTTTACCTCGACGCTTTCTGACTTTCTGAATGTCAGCTTGTTCCGCTTGCTTTCAAACTTTTCCTTATTGGATAGCTGCATCTGCGTTGCAAGGTAGCCTTTAAGCCACTCGGCCTTATTGGCTTTAGCCTTGGCTCTGGCGGTGAGGTTGTCGGCTTCCTCCTTGATGCTCTTTGCCTCTGCGGCAAGGTTCTTTATCATGCAGGCCACGTTGTCAATTTTGTCATCGAGCTGCATATCAAGGCTTTCGAGGGTGTCATACACGGCTTCTTCGGGTATCTCTCCACGGTCAACCGCGTCCATGAAGTCATTGAGATTCTTCGCTACGTCGTAAAGTGACATTATCTCGCCTCCTGTTTTAAAAGATTAGGGTCATATCGGTCATAGTAGGTGTCCTCAAACGGTTTGTGGGCTTTAGCTAAAAGGTACTGCTCCATTACACGCCCTCCTTTTTTATCTTTTTGTCTATCGCGTCACGGTAAAGAGCTTTCTAAAGGTCGCGGTCATGCCGCACTTCGGCAAGCTGTTCCGCAAGCATGACGATTATTTCATCTTTTGTCATTTCGCTTTCCTCCTTGGGATAATCAGTTCTTTTGATATGTTTTTAGCTCATTCACTCCACTTGCCTGGCGTTAAGCTTGCCGCGCTCGATCAGTTTGTATATTTCGTGCCTGTCGATGCCCAGCCGCTCCCTTGTCTCATGCGTTGTCAGCCACTCGCCGTCCACTTCGACGATCCACTTCTTTTGTATACGCGGCGGCTCACTTTTCCCGTCCGGTAAAAACAGCGGGCAGGCGCGGATGACGTAGGACTGTATAATTGTCGTGTAGTTTTTGCCGTGGTAATAGTCGCTGCTCTTCAGTGTTGTTTCCCTTGCCTCCCATCCCTCAACGGGTTCGGGATCGGCGCGGCGAGACCAGCTACAGCCCATGCCCGGCGCGTTGGTCGCCCTCCGGCAACGCCAGCACAGGGTTTGTCCGGTTATGCACGCTTCCATATCTATCTCCTTTTGCGGGGTGCGAAGGCGTATCCCGCCATGCACCCGATGAAAAACATCGGCACTCCCCAGCTAAAAAATGCTCCCCACATACTTACCTCCTTACTTCCCGTTGAGTTTTTTCCTGATTGTCCGCGTCACGCTTTCGTGAAAATACCCGTTCACGTCAAACCGCGTTCTTTCCTGCTTCCGACGTTCTTCCTGCTTCCTTTTCTCCTGCCGCGCCGTTATATCGGCGACAAATTTTTCTCTGCTTACCACGGCTCACCTCACATAGTACCCTACGCAGTTATCGTATTTGTGCTTCCGCTTGGCTTGCAGTTCAAGGCTTTTCTCGTCCTTTACCATTGCCGCCATGCTCCGCACCAGTATGAGGGGGGCGTGGCCGTCGGCGGCGGTCGCCATGAGGCGCCCATCCCTGCACATGGCGCGTATGGTTCCGGGGTCTACGTTGATGATCTCGGCTGCCCGCTTGGTGGTGACATACTCGCCGTGCATCTTCACCATGCGCTCCTCCAGCGCTTCAACGCTGTTTATACGCTCGTCCACGGCGGCGGTTATCATGTCCCGCAGGAGCTTGTTAAAATCGTTCATGGCTTACCTCCTAAATAAAAACCTTTCGCAGCTCTCTCCCGGTATCCGGTGCTTTATTCGTCCGTAGGCGCAATGCCCGCAGTTTACGGGGCTATATGCGCCGCTATAGTAGGTGTAGTGTTGATAGTAGTGCTGACAGTTGGCGCAGACTGGTTCCCGTTCTCCTATGTTGTATTTCATGGCTTTCTCCTTATCTTGTTAGCACTATGTTAGCACCTTGTGAGTAGAAAGTCAAGTTGGTTTTTGCTAACATACTGCTAAAGAGGTGGTAACAATGGCAACTAACAAAATCCAAACAGGATTGCGGCTCAACGAAACAATTTACGATAAGCTCAAAGTGCTTTCTGACCGCGAGAATCGCTCTCTAAACAATCTTATTGAGCATATCCTCCAACTACACCTTGATGATTATGAACGCACCCACGGGGCTATTGTGTTGCCTGAACAGTAACACGCCCGTTCCGCAGGGTCATTCCGAGGTCAATAAGCATCAAAAGCAGAGAATTAAGGGAAACGCCCATTTCATTAGCTACTTCGCATAGTTCGTTGTAGCGTTCTTCGGGTATTCTCAAACCTGTTTGCACTTTGTTCATATCTTTATCCCTTTCTTTGGAGGTATTTATGTCCCCAAACGCTGAAACTGTAACGCTTTCTATGTACTATGCTTATAAAGCTCGCGCCGCAGAGGGTGTCTTCCTCGATAAGGCTATTACCTTCGGCCTGGATTTCCCCGGCTTGCGTCCCGTGTTAAACGAGCTTGTGCGCTTCGGGGTGGTTCGCTCAAATACCATAGATACCGTGCAGCTTTCTTTGTCATTTATTAGCCATCTGGATAACGAGAGTAAGCAACGTGCCCAAAAAAGAGCTGAGGAGAACGAGAATGACGCCAAGGCGAATGTAGAGCAGATGAAGCAGTGGCGTCACGAATGGCGTATCGCACTTGTTTCCGCTTGCGCAAGCTCTATACTCACGCTCCTTATCGAGCATTTCACTGAAATACTCGTCTTTATAAAGGAATTTTTCCATTAAGCTCTTGCGTTTCATCGTTTCCCCCTTTCGACAGATTGTGATAAATACTTTTCCACGGCTCGGGGAGAG